CGGCCCCCCTTTTCCCCGCGCCGGAGAGGGCCGCCGCGCCGGTGCTCTCTCCCGCCCGGCAGAGCACCTACCGGCCCCCCGGTCTACCCTTTAAGGAAATTGTTTATTAACTTGCCGAAGTAGTCTCAAAGCGAAAGGAGCCACCGATGAACAACCGACCGTTGAGGGCACCGCTCGGCCGCCCGCCGATTCGCGGGGCCCGGATGACCGAAACGGTCGCCTTCCTGACCGATTCGGCCACCAAGCGGCTGATTGAGAAAGCGGCGGTTGCCGCCGGGGTCAGCGTTGGCGCGTACTGCCGCCGCTGCGTTCTCGCAACGATCACCAAGTGAAAGGCTCGACCGATGACAGACTCCACCACACCGGCCCCCACCAGCAACGGGGAAACCTTCGCCATCACCGACGAGGAGCGCGGGGCGGCCGTTGCATGGCTGCAAGATTGCAGCGACGAAGACCTTTACCGGCTCGTCGCCGTGCTCTCGCGGCCCCACGAAGAGGACAACGGGCTTTCATGGAGGTCGCGCATGGCCTACGCGGGGCTCGTTCCCGCCATCACCGCAGAGTTCGCGGCCCGCGACCTTGACCTACGCAGGCTCCTCGATGATGTTCGTGCGGAAGCGGCCGCCGCCGTTGCCGCCGGGAAGGTCTACGAGGAGCGCGTGCTCGAAGCCGAGAACCGGGCCAACCGGCTCAAGGAATCCCTCGCGGCGTTCGAGAACGGGATCATCGAGTTCGTGCTGTCCAACGGTGTAGTCAACAAGAGCGGGAACGCGGCCCTTGAAATCAGCGGCGTGAAGTTCGCAACCCGTGCGAGCACCAGCATCGATGTGCCCAACATCGAGGCGCTTGAACTCGTTGCGCCCGATCTCGTGCGCTACCCCAAGCCGCAACCGAACAAGGCTGACATCAAGAAGGCGCTCGAATCCGGGGAGTACCCCGGGATCGTGAAGCTCGTGACAGTCACCACCAAGCACACCCTGAAGTACTGAGGAGCGACCGATGCCAAGAGCCACCACCAGCAAGGCCGCCGAACGGCCGAACGCCGAATCCCTGCCTCTCGGCCAGCCCGCCGGGGAAACGGCGCAACCGGAAGCGCCGAATCCCGCCCCCGTCAAGGATTCGCCACCGCCACGGGTTACCGGCAAGGTTTCCCCCCCGGAGCCCGTCCTACCCGCGCTGGCCGGGCCCGGGCTTGACCTTCCGGTCGGAAGGAGCCCCATCGGAACCGCGCTGCTGGCCGCGCAGCGTGCTCTCCAATCGGTCGCGCACGATGCCCGCAACGACTACGCGAACTTCGACTACACATCCAGCGAGGCGATTCTGGCCGCCGGGCGCAAGGCCCTGCACGATGCCGGGCTCGTTCTCAGCCGACCCGTCTGCAAGGTGAGGGGGGAAATCTCCAGCAAGGAGGTGCTGGTGGAGAGCACATTCCACCTTGAGCACCCGGAAAGCGGCACCCTCCGAATCTACCCGGACATCCCGATGGTCGCCGAAGTCGGCAAGGGCAAGCCGATGGACAAGGCGATTCTCGGCGCGGAAACGATCACCTTCTCCTACTTCGTGCGCGACCTTCTGATGATCCCCCGGCCCGACGAGCAGGGCACCGAAGTACACCAGCGGGATGACCGGCGATTCGAGGAGGAAGCGGCCGCCGCGCAGGCCGAGCGTCAATCGGTGGCCGATGCGCGGGGCAAGGCCAAGGCCGATGCGCTCGTCAAGAGTCTCGAACGGCTCGGTACTCTGGAAGCCATCCGCGACCGGGCCAACTCCATGTTCGGCAACGAGCTCGCCCGTCTTCGCAGGGAGAGCGAATTGGCGCACACCTACGCGGTCGAGTGCATCAAGAATCTCATCGCGTCTCGGGCCGTTGAAGTCGTTGACCCGACCGAACCGAAAAACGCGGAGCCGGGCAAGTAGCCCGGCCCCCGCCACCACACCGGAGGCAGACCATGATGACCGAGGCAAGCAGCGACATCATCGGGCGGCTTGGAAAAGACCCCGAGATGCTCTCAACCCGCAACGGAGTGCGATTCGCGAAGCTCTCCGTCGCCACCGATCACAAGGATTCCGATGGTCGGAAGGTAACCGATTGGTGGAGCGTCACCGTCTGGAAGCCCCACGACTACATCACCGAGCTCAAGAAGGGCGACGGCATCATTGCCAAGTGCAGGATGGAGTGGGACAACTACGAGGACAAGGACGGCAAGAAGCAGCGGGCGCTCCGACTCTCTGCCCTGCGGGTGCTCGTGCTCGACGGTGGCCGGAGGGGCGAGAGCAGCGGGCACCGTGGCGAGGATGGCGGGGGCCGCCGCGCAGCGCCGGGGCCGCCGCCCCCCGAGAACGGGTACTACGGCACCGATACCGACGAGGAGCTTCCGTTCTGATCCTCTCCTCCGCGCCGGAGAGGGGGGCCCCGCCCGCCCCCTCTCTCCCGCGCCGGAGAGCGACCGGCGGCCGAGGCGACCGGGGCCCCCTTCCGAACGGGCCCGGATTTAATTAACTTGAACCTACCGGGGCCCCCGGGCCCCTCCCCGACCACCACCACCGAGGACGGGAATGGGTTACTCTCTTGTTCCACATACGGTTATGAACTCGCCGGGGTTCCTCGACGCTTGCCCCCGTTGCCGGTTCCTTGTGCTCTCCTGCTGGTGCATCCCTGACCGCCGATTCGGCGGGCTCTTCTCCCTCTCCGTCAGGCGGCTGTCCCACTACACGGGGCTCCCGGCGGCCGAGGTCGAGGACGGGCTCAGGTCGATGCCACCGGCCGCGATGGAGTACGATTTTGATACCGAGCTCGCTTGGCTCGTCGGCGCAACGGCAACCGATGCCGCCCGGCTGAACGACAAGCAGCTTGCCGGGCTTGCGGCGAATCTCTCGGCCGCGCCGCTCTGCGACCTACGGGCCCGGGCCGTTCGGTTCGTCGGGGGGCTGGTGCCCCCCGCCGCCGCCGCCCGTTGGGCCGGGCTCCTTGCGGCCCGAGGGCTCTCGGTTGCGGGAGAGAGCGGGCCCCTACCGGGGCCCCCACCGGAGTCCCCACCGATACCCCTACCGATACCCCTACCGATAGGGCCCGTAAGCGTAAGCGTAAGCGAATCCGTTACGGGGGGGCCCGGGGGGGGCGGCCCCCCGAGGGGCCCCGATTGGGCCGCCGCCCCCCAACCCGGGAGCGCGGCCGCCGCCGCCGCATGGAACCGCGCTCTCCCCGGCACCAGACTTGCCCTCTCCGGTGCCCAACTCCAGCAGGCGGCTCTCCTCCGCATCGAAGAGGAGGTGGCCGCCAGCATCGGCCGAATCGCCGCTGCCGTTCGGGCCAGCAAGTACCTGCGCGACGAGGCCCCTTGGATGAGCTTCTTCTGGGCAACCCGGCCGGACAACGCGAGGAAGCTGCTCTCCGGGGCCTTCCCCGCAGACGGCCGCGCCGGTGCGCCACCGTCCTACCACCAACCCATCAAGCTGGGAGAACAGGGATGAACATCGCAATCGTACTCTTGGCCGCCGTGGCCGTGCTGCTCGGTGGCGCGGCCGTGGTCTACACGCAGACGGGGCGGCCGCTTTCAAACGCGGCCCGCAACCGGCTCGCAACCGAGCTGGCGAGGGCCGCCAAGCTGGAGGTGAGCGATTCGGCAACCCTCCTCAGGTACTACCACGAGCACCGACCGATGCTGGACGATGCGCTGAACCTCCGGGCCGAATCGTTCGAGCTCGGAGTGCACGCCCAGCGGGTTGCACGGGCCGCCGGTAGTCGCATAAGGACGGACGAGGTGATTCGGTTCATCGGTGCTCTCTCGTCGGTGAAGGGAGCGGCGGGCAGGCTCCGGCGAATCGCCGCCGCCCCCCGTGGGGGCTGGCAATGAGCCCCGCCCCGTCCAAGCGGGCCGCACCGCTCGGGTTATCGACGGGGGCCCTGACGCGGGCCGGTGTGAAGTACCTGTTGAGCCGCATGGACTGCGTACTCGTCACAACCGAGGCCCGGGCGACCGGCCGCCACCACGAGGAACCGGACATATTCGGGTGGGGGCAGGACGGGGAGACCACGATTCTCATCGAGGTGAAAGTCTCCCGTGCGGACTTCCTCGCGGACGGCACGAAGCCGTGGCGCAAGCGGGGGGTTCCCGCGCTCGGCCGCAAGCGGTACTACCTCGCCCCGGCCGGGATGATCGAGGATCACGAAGTGCCGGACGGTTGGGGGATTCTCGACTACAGCCACAGCAACAAGCGAATCACGCAGAGGGGCTGGCCCCGAGACTTCTTCGGGAAGGAGCGGGCCGGGGCCGCCGAATCCGCGCTGCTGGTCGCCACCGTGCGCCGGATGGGCCTGCGAGCCACCGGCGGGATCAGCTGCCGGTGCTACACGATTCCAACATCTGGAAGGACAGAGGTATTCACCAAGGAGGCATGACCGATGCGCGGGCTGAAAAAGCACCACTCGAAGCCGACCGGCACGAGAACGATGTGGCGGGTGAAGGCACAGTACGACTGCACGCTGGAAACGGTCGAGGTTACGAAAGCAACCGACAAGTCGGTTTGGCTGCTGATGAGCATCACCACCGAGAGCGAAGGCACGGTGTACTACGAGCAGCGGAACGCCCGGGAATCCTTTTGGGGGAGGTACTTCGATGACGAGGGCGATGCGCTGCGGTACATCCTTTCGGTCGGGCGGCAACGGGCAAGCGATGCGCGGAAGGAGCTCGCGAAGTACACCGCGCTGAACAACAGGACGCTGGAGCGACTCAGCGAGATCGTGGGGGGCGAGCTATGAACCGCGAGATTCGAAGGTGCAGGCAGAACCCGCCCGCGCCGATGGGCTGGCTGGTGCTCTCCGTGCCGCTGCTGGTGGCCGTGCTCTTCGCAATCGGTGCGTGGCCGGAGCGGCCGGTGGTGGTCGAGATCGGCTACCTTCCGCTCGATGCGCCCGTGTGGGTGCTGCACTCTGCCGAGGGGGCGGCCCCCGACTACCGGGCCGCCGTCGAGGCCCTGAACCGCGACAAGGCCGCCCTCGTCGGGCGCGCATTCGTTTTCCACCTCGACTCTTCGCTTGAGGCTGTGCTCGACGGGAGGGGCGAGGTGGTGGAGATTCGGAGGGCAGGCCGATGAAGCCGAGAATCGCGTCAGAGGGCCTTTCGGAAAAGCCGGCAACGGCCGTTCGATTCTGCTCCTTCGCGGGCTGCCGCCGGGGGGCCCTTCCCGGCCGGGAGCGGTGCTTCGCTCACCAGCGGATAGTCGATACCGTCGGGTTTCCAGACTACAAGGTCGTGGCCGTGAATCTCGCGGACTACATCTGCGGGCTGGAAAACGCCTACGCGAGTGCAATGAGTGCGCTCGCCAATGTGCAATCTGCCCTCGATGAGGCGGTGCGGGTCAACGAGAGCCGTCAGCGGGCCCTCACCGTGCTCGCCGCGAGGAGCAAGGCAAGAGAGGACAGCGACCGATGAGCACCGAGATCGAGAACGCCCGCCACAACCCCGTGAAGGAATCGACCGCCGCCGCGAGGCCGCAGATTCTGACGGCCGACTTCATCCGCCAGCAGTACGCCGATGTGCGGGATTCGGTGGCCCGGGCGAAGGCCGCGCATCCGCAGGCCGTGTTTGACTACGAAAGCGAGGAGGGGGAAAAGGCGGCCCGCTCCCACATCGCCAAGCTCCGCAAGCTCAAGGCCGCCATCGAGAACCGGCGCAAGGAGGCGAAGGCCGAGAGTCTGGAGTACGGTCGCCGGGTTGACGCGGAGGCTGCGGCCCTCACCGGCGAAGTGCTGCCGATGATCGAGGCGCACGAGGCCCCCCTCCGCGAAAAGGCCGCCCGCGAGGAGAAGAGAGTCGCCGGGCTCAAGGCCCGCGTCGATTCGATCCGCGACCTCGGCATTCTGACCTACGGGATGGTGGCCGATGACATCGCCAAGCGCATCAACCAGCTGACCGAGATTCGCGTCGGCCCGGATTGGCAGGAGTACGAGGCCGCCGCCGACCTTCTCAAGCGGAATACCCTCGACAAGCTGCGGGCCGAGTACGAAAGCGCGCGGAGCGCCGAGCGGGAGGCGCGGGAGGCGCGGGAGGCGCTGGCCGCCGCCGCCGCCGCCGCCGCCGCCCCGCCGCCTTTCCCCGGCGCGGAAGAGGGCCTCTCCGGCGCGGGGATGAGCCTCCCCGCCGGGGGCCGCCCGGGGGCCCCGCCGCCCCCCGGCCCCGGGCCGCTTCCGGCCGTTTCCGGGCCGTTCGGGGGCCCGGCCGCCCCGGGGGCCGCCCCCCCCGGCCCCGGGGCCGCCCCGGCCGCCCCCGAGGGCTGGGATGCTCCTCTCCGGCGCGGAGGAGAGGAGCCCCCGGCCGCCCCGGCGTGGCTCCTTGTGGAGGCGCTCGATGTGCTTCAGGCGGCCTTCTACGAATCGGGATGGTGCTGGAAGGCCGCCCTGCTCGCCAAGTACGAGTCTCTGATGGCCTGCGCCGGAAGGAAGGAGTAGTACCATGCCGACGAAGATCGAATGGGCAACCGAATCGTGGAATCCCTTCACCGGTTGCAGCAAGGTGAGCGAGGGGTGCGCGAACTGCTACGCGAAGCGGGATTCGGTGCGGCTTGCGGGGAGGGTGGGTTACCCCGCACTCTCCCCGTTCGCGCCGACTTTTCATCCGAACAGGATCGGCCTGCCTATTCGCTGGAAAAGGCCCCGAAGGATATTCGTTTGCTCGATGAGCGACCTGTTCCACGAGCAGCACGAGCTCACATCGATCCTTGAAGTTTTCTCGGTTTTCGCCCGGGCCCCGCAGCACAAGTTCCTCGTGCTCACCAAGCGGCCCGACCTCGCGGTTCGATTCGCGGACTGGTTGACCCGGATGCAATCGGCCAAGTCGGGGATTGCAAGCACAAACCCGGAACTCGCGGCAATGGCCGACAGCGTGCAGCTGCCGCTTCCGAATCTGCTCTTCGGCGTGAGCGTGGAGAATCAGGAGCGGCTCGCGGAGCGGATCGGGTGGCTCAAGCTGTTCGATGCCGAGACTCGGTTCATTTCGGCCGAGCCGCTTCTCGGCCCGCTCGACCTCTCGGGGCACTTCACGCGGAGGGCCGCGAAGGGAATCGGCACCATCCCGGGGATCGATTGGGTAATCGTCGGGGGTGAAAGCGGCCGGTGCGCCCGGCCGACCGAGGCCGATTGGGTGCGCGGAATCGTTTCGCAATGCAAGGCCGCCGGGGTGCCCGTACTCTTCAAGCAATGGGGCGAGTGGCTGCCGGAGTTCCAGACTACGCTGCCCGACCACGGGGAAAAAAGGCGGCAGTTCGCGATGCGGCCCGTGATTACGGTTGACGCACGGGGCAACAGGTGGCTTGGGTGGGGGAAACGGCACAACGGCAGACTCCTCGACGGCAGGATCATCGAGGAGTACCCCGAGGCCGCGATGCTACCGGAGGAGCTCGAATGACGAAACGGTGGTGGAAGGTTATTCGTGGGAAGTTCGGGGTCAGCGTGCTCGTGCTCCCCTGCGATGTAGTGCACGAAACCGAGTTGACGGTGACGGTGACGGGGCCGGGGGGCGACACAACCCGCGAGCTCAAGATCACATCGGGCCACAGGTACTTCGAGACTTCCGAAAAGGCCTACGGTTGGGCCATTGGAATCGCACGGGGCGAGGAGCGGGCCGCCACCAGACGGCTTGAGGAGGCCCGGAGCGAACTTGCCCGGCTGACGGTCGAGAGCGCCCGAGTCGCGACTCGGTAGGGGGCGCTGTGAGGTGCCCAAACCCGGATTGCATGAGCATCAGGAGCGAGGTGGTGTGGAGTTGGCTCAACACCACGGGGCGAGTGCGCGTCAGGAAGCACCGGTGCCTGCTCTGCGGGGCCGAATGGCGCACTCAGGAAACCAGCGAATCCAAACCGCCCCGCCATTTCGAGGGGCTGGACGGCTTCACCAAGGAGGGATGATGGCTGGCAAGAAGACGGCGGCCCCGGGAGAGGCCGATCACATCGTGCGGGTTCGGGTGGACTCGTTGATTCCCTACGCCCGGAACGCGAGGACGCACTCGGACGAGCAAGTCGCCAAGATCGCGGCAAGCATTCGCGAGTTCGGCTTCAACAACCCGATTCTGCTCCGCGATGACAACACCATCATCGCCGGGCACGGCCGCGTGCTCGCGGCCCGGAAACTCGGGATCGAGGAGGTGCCGTGCATCTACCTTTCGCACTTGACCGAAACGCAGGCGCGGGCCTACACGCTGGCCGACAACCAGCTTGCGAATCTCGCAGGGTGGGATTCGGAGCTCTTGTCGCTTGAGCTCGAAGAGCTCGGCGCGGCCGGGGTCGATCCGGGCCTGCTCGGGTTCGCGCCCGGCGACCTGCCGAAGGGCCCGCTTGGCGACGGCGAGGGGGCTGAACCGGAAATCAACTACAAGGAGCACTACGCGGTTCTGGTGGAGTGCGAGAACGAGTCCCACCAGAGCGAGGTGTACGATGCGCTTCTTGAGCAGGGCTACACCGTCAAGGTGCTCGTCAACTGAGGTGACCCGTGAAGATCGAAGTGCGGAACTCGTGCAGCGAGTTCAACGGCTACCGGGCCGCCCGGGTGAAGAGCCTGTTTAACTGCGAGTCCGGCGCGAACTTCAGCCTCGACGCGGAGCTGCCCATCGAGGACGGGGGCTGGAAACTCGGAGTCGTGGTCGGCCCAAGCGGTTCCGGCAAGACCAGCATCGGCCGCGCAATCTGGCCCGATGTGGGAATCTACGATGGCGGCGAGGGCTGGCCGGAGGACAAGCCCATCGTGGAAGCGATTGCACCCGGCGGGGAGTTCGACACCGTTACCGGCGCACTCTCGGCCGTCGGGCTCGGATCGGTGCCCGCGTGGCTCAGGCCCTACCATGCGCTTTCCAACGGGGAGCGATTCCGCGCCGGGCTGGCGCGAATCATCGCGGAGGGCCGCGACCGGGTAATCATCGACGAGTTCACCTCCGTTGTAGACCGCCAGATCGCGAAGATCGGCGCGGCCGCATTCGGCAAGGCGTGGAAGCGGGGCAACGGGAGGGCCGTGCTGCTCTCATGCCACTACGATGTGCTCGATTGGCTGGAGCCCGACTGGGTATTCGATACCCGGACGGGTGATCTGGCGAGGGGGTCTCTTTGGCGAAGGCCAAAGTTTGAGCTCGAGATTCTCCAGACGGACAGCTCGTACTGGAAACTCTTTGAGCCGCATCATTATCTGAAGCTCCCCGCGATGGTGGCGGCACGGTACTTCGTCGGGTTCGTGGAGGGCGAACTCGTCTGCCACATCGCTTCGGCCCCTTGGCTGATGCAGGGGGGCATGAGACTCTGCCGGATGGTGGTGATGCCGGAGTGGCAGGGGGCCGGAGTCGGAACTCGGTTCCTCGACACGGTGGCCGCGATGCAGTTCACGCCGGTTAACCAGTTCCACGAGAGAGTCTGGCGGTGCTACTTCCACACCTCGCACCCCGGGCTGTGCTCTGCACTTCGCCGGAGCAAGCGGTGGGTTCAGGTCAGTCAGGCGGTGTCCGGGAAGCACAAGGGCCGGGGATCGGCGACTCTCAGCCGCTCGCTCGGCACGAAGATGGGCGGGTTCGGCGGGCACCACCGGGCCGTGCAGGGGTTCAAGATGACAAGAGAGACGGCAAACCGATGAATGTTCTGCTCGCCGGACAAAAGTACTTCGGCAGGGCCGTGCTCGAAATGATGCTCGGCCTTCCCGGAATCGCGGTGGTCGCCGCGAGCGCACCGATTGCCGGGGAGGACAAGCTCGCAATCTACGCGAGCCAGAAGGGGGTGCCGCTGATCCCGGCCGGTACTCTACGGGCCCGGAATGTTCCACATGGAACAGACCTCATCGTCGCCGCGCACTCCCACGACTTCATCAGCGAGAAGACCCGGCACCGGGCGAACTACGGGGCCATCGGCTACCACCCGAGCCTCCTTCCGATTCACCGTGGAAGGGACGCGATTCGCTGGGCGATTCACAACCGGGAGCGGATCACCGGGGGGACGGTGTACTGGCTGACCAACGGAGTCGATTGCGGCCCCGTGCTCGCGCAGCGCCATGTATTCATCCGGCCCGACGATGACCCGACTACCCTGTGGAGGCGCGAGCTCCTCCCGCTCGGACTCGAACTGCTTTCCGGAGTGCTGCTGGAGTTCGCCGAGAAGGGGCCCCGGCCCGGAGTCCGGCAGAGCCAGCGGCTCGCCACATGGGAGCCCGCGTTCGGAGTACCGCCCCTGCACCGGCCCGACCTGCTCATGCTACCGGCCCCCGCCGGAGGCGCGTAGTCGTGGCACCCCGTAGCTCACCGTCGAAAAGGGCCTCGCAGAAGCGCAAGCACGGCCGCCCGCTGAAGATGACGGACGAGGCCAAGGACACCATCATCCGCGCAATCGGTGCATACGACCACTCGCTCGAAGAGGCCGCCGACCTTGCCGGGGTTTCCCGCTCGTCCGTCTACGAATGGCTCAAGAAGGACGAGGAGTTTTCTGGACGGGTTGCCCATGCACGGGCGAATCTGCGGGCCATCATCAAGGCGACCGTGCTCCGAAAAGCGCTCGGCCCCCGGAGCCCCGATGGTACTTACCCCGGTGGCGACCCGGGGCTCTTGAAGTTCGTCGCGGCCAACATGGCCGGGATGCGCGAGGGGGCCGGAGACGGCGGCCCGCCGACGATTCACTTGTACTCCATGATCCCGCAGCAGCAACCGCCGGAGTTGGCCGAGTTCGTGGAGGAGGCCGGTGAAGAGGATTGAGTGGGGCTACATCCCGACTACGAAGCAAGCCGAAGCGCACCGGCACCCCGCTACCATCAAGCTCTACGGTGGCGCGATGGGGGGCGGCAAGACTTACTGGCTCTGCGCCGAGGCGATTCAGCGCAGCGCGGAAACCGCCGGGAACCGAATCGCTCTCGTCCGCAAGACTCGAACCGCAATCGTCCGCACGACTCTCACCACCTTCATGAAACTCTGCCCCCCGGAGCTCATCGCCGACTTCAACAAGCAGCAGCTGGTGGTCACCTTCCACAACCGCTCGGAGATTCTGTTCCTCGGCGCGGACACCGGCCGCGACCCGCTGCTTGACGAGCTCAAGAGTCTCGAAGTCTCCACCATCGGGCTTGAGGAGGTTACGCAGATGCAGCGGCGGGTGCTCTCCGTCGCGTCGGAGCGGAAGGACAGGTGGGTAACATCCGATGGAGTGCGCCCCCGGGGCGGGATTCTCTGCACTTGCAACCCCGAGATCGGGTGGGTGAAGGAGCTCTTCTACGACCGGTGGCTGAACTCGACTCTCCCCCGTGGCTGGGCCTTCATCCCGGCCCTTCCCGGCGACAACCCGCACTTGAGCAGCGCCTACCTCGCGGACATGAGGGAGATTCTTACCCCCGACGAGCAGGACAGGTACTTGAGGGGGATGTGGACTGCGGCCGAAGACCCCGCCCGGTTGATCCCGTACCAATGGGTGAAGGACGCGCAGGAGAGTGCGGAACCGGTGCCACCGGGCTCGACTACCGACGAATGGATTGCGGCCGACATCGCGTTTGAGGGGGATGACAACTCCGCGCTCTGGTGGGTTCGATGGGCCGGGAAGCGTGCCGAGGCCGAATTGGTCGCGAGACTCCACGGGGCCGACGAGGAGGAGGTGGCCGAGGCGATTCTGAGGTTCATCGAACTCAACCGCTCCTGCGACTCCGTAGTCGTTGACGCAACCGGAATCGGCAGCGGCGTGGCGACCATCGTAGCCCGGCGGGGCCGGGGGCGCGGGGTTCGCCGGGTAGTCAGGTTCAAGGGCGGCGGCAAGGCGGTATTCGACGGCAAGAAGCTGGAGTACCGCAACCTCCGGGATCAGGGCTGGTGGCATCTCCGCGAGGCCCTGAAGTCGGGCAACCTCGCGCTCCCTCAGGGAGACTACCGGCTTGCCGAAGACCTGACATCGCCGAGAGTCCGAATCGGCAGCGAACGGCGCGTTGAGGTGGAGCACAAGAAGGACATCAAGCGCAGGCTCGGCCGGTCGCCCGATGACGGGGATGCGCTTTCGATGGCGATTCTGGCCCGAATGCTGCCGACGGCTCGCCCGACCCGTGCGGCCGTCGTGACCTGACCTACTCTCCGAAGTAGACTACGGTGGTGCGGCAATTCGCGTGGTAGGGAGGAAACGAGTACTGGCTCGGTACGAATCCAAGCGCCTCCGTGGAGGCCACAACCGCTTCGGCATCGGGGCCGTTGCTCACCCAAGGGTGCAGTTCGCGCACTTCTTCGGGAGACTTCGCCGAGATCAACGCGCCCCGGAGATTCACCATGTTCTCCACCAGAACCAGCTTGCCGTCAAGCCCCCGGCAGATGTCGGTGGTGGTGTCATCTATCAGGGCCTCGATCACACCGTACTTGGCCCCGATCCGCTCCAGATTCGCGGTGATGCCGAACGAGCGGGTTCGGGTCACCACGGAGTTCGCGAATAGCTTCCAGTAGCTTTCTCCCCGCGTCACCTCGTCGGCGAACGCCTCCCGCAGCATCGGGGCGAGTACCTCGACCGGGGCCCCGTCGGCGAACGCGGGGGCCATCGTTTGGATCACCTTCTTCCCGAACTTCTCGCCGTAGTGCTTCCCGACCCAGTACAACGAGTCGCTTTCCAGCCAATCGAGGGCCCGCTCGTCAACCTCGTTGAAGGCGTAGTTGCCCGGTTGCACATCGACCGCACCGGCGATGTAGGTCAGCGCGATTCTGTCCTCAAGCATCTTCGCCGCCCTGCGGGGCATTTCGGCGCGCAGGGAGTTGATGGCGAGTTCGAGTTCCCGGGCAAGAGTCGGCTCCCCCTCGTCAAGCCGTTCGAGAATCCTTCGCACCCGTGGGGCGAGCACGGTCGACTCCTCGTCGAGAAGGAACTCCACGATTCGGTCAACCATCCGGTCGTAGTAGGCTCGCGGCTTCGCCTTCAAGACCGCCAGCATTCTGCCCGCCGCACCGTGCAGGTTGAGCAGGCGCACTCTTTCAGCGGGAATCACGGAGCGCCCCCTCCAGACCTGCGAGGGCCTTTTCGAGTCTGCCCGCCGCGCCCCGGCTCGCGGCGACCGACATCGCCGGGGAATCGCCCGGGTTGGGCTGCGGTGCGGTTGGAGCCGTGGTGGTGTACTCGTCAATGTCGAGTCCGATGAAGTGAATCGACTTGGGGGAGCCGGGCAGAAGCGGTAGCACGGGGGCGAGCGCCTCGGCGTAGAGCCGCTGGCGGGGCCGGATGTGGAGGTCGCGGAAAATCCGCAGCTGGGATTCGGCCTCGCCGCCGCCGCCAAGCTGCCCCGCCGTGACTACACCCACCAGCCGGGGCGGTACTCCGTGCCCGCTGATGATGCCGTCGCGTGTGGCGGCCAGCAGCTCGGTAATCGGCTTCACGGTGTCGAGGTGCCCCTGAAGCCGCTCGATGGTGATTCCAGACTCCGGGTTCGGCGAGTCGAGCACGAGGCTCTTGCCCGAGTTCGCCACGCCGCCGAAGTTCGTGGTAAGGAACCGCTGCACTACATCGAGCGGATCGCCGAGTGCGTTGCCCCCGGTGTCCTGATCCTCCTCGTCGGAGGGGATGTCGCTCATGCCGCGAAGCAGTACGATACTCGCGGGGATGTTGTTGTTGTCGAACATCTTGCGCTGGAATGTGGCGGCCGAATCGGCCAGCATCACCTCCTCGATGCAGCCGAGCCAGTCCGGCTCACCGTAGTAGGTACTCCATGTGCCGGGCAGCTTGATGTGGAGTACGCAACGCTCCGCGCCCTTGGGCCAGACGGTTCGGAACAGAGGCCATTCCGGGTGCTTGTTGGCCGCGCCCGGGGCGACCTGACGGGCGAACTCCCGGTCGGAGGAGAGCTCCATCTGGCCCGAGGGGAGCCAGTACATTTCCCCGAGAAGCCCCCCCCTCGCCCTGACGAGTTCAAGGTATGCGTTCCCGGTGTCCTCCAAATCGGTGGCCGCCTGATTCAAGACGAACTGCGCCGATTCGCCGAGTCTGTTGCCCGGCAGCTGCACGGGGGTAGAATCGTCCGGCGAGGTTTGCCAGCCAAGCCCCACGGAGGTGTCGGCCTTCACGCGGACGCAACGGGTGTGCCACGGGTTCCAGAGTCTGGCGAGCTCCGTGAACGAGACGGGCTGGGGCACCCACCTTGAAGTCTGACGGCCCTCCGCGTCAACCCGCTTGCTTTCCTTCGCAAGTACAACGGCCTTCTTCTGAAGGGGGCTCACCCGGGCGTTGCCGGAGATGACGAATGCGCTTAGAGGCTTTGACATGGCGGGCTCCTCGGTTGGCGATGCCGGGAAGGTAGAGGGCCCCGCGCAGTACCGCAACGGGCCGCCGCCACATCTGAGAGGATTCGACCGGGGGGGCTTGACCGGCCCCGCCGGGGGAAGTATATCGGGGCGTAACCCACCCCAGCGAACCGAGGGCCCGCGCATGAAGTTCGAGAAGAAGATTGCCAACCGGCTCACCTCGGTAACGATCAAGTTCGTGAGTCTGGTTCCCGCCGGTGCCAACCGGCGCGAGTTCGTCGCTAAGGGGGAAGGCGAGGCCCCCGCAATCGACCTCGAAGTACCGATCCTCAAGGTTGACGAGGACAAGCGGATCGTGACCGGCGTACTTTACCCGGCGGGTGAAGTTGACACGCAGGGCGATTTCATCACCGAAGCCGACCTCGATGCCGCGATGGAAGACTTCATGGCGAAGGGCCGCAGCGCGTCGGGAGTCGCCTGCGACACCGACCATGACGAGCACCCCACCGCCGACTACATCACCGAGTGCTACAAGGTCGAAGAGGGCGACCCCCGCTGGGAGGAGAAGGACATCGGCGCGTGGGTTGTCAGCCGCAAGATCGTGGAGGACGAGCTCTGGTCTGCCGTGAAGGACGGCAAGTACAAGGCGTTCTCCTTCAGCGGGATCGCGAAGCGAATCCCCGATGTCGAAGTCACGAAGGCCATCGAAACCCGGCGAATCGCCGCCATCAAGGAGGCCACCTCCGAGGCCCTCCGCAAGGGCAAGCTGGCCGAGCAGCTTGAGCGAATGCGCGTTCCCACGCTGATCGACGCAACCGCGAGCGCGCTCTGGCAGGCGTATTCGGACAGCCCGGCGAACTCCGGCGAGGAGAAGGCCGCCCTCCGCGAGGTGATCGAGGAGGCGCTGACCTACTTCAAGACCAACGAGCGCAAGAACAAGTTCGCTCGCATCGTGGATGTACTCCTTGATGCAGACCCCGCCAAGAGCACCGATGACACCACCGACCCCCCCGCCGAGTCGGGTGGCGAGCCCCCGGTCGAGGAGCCGCCGACCGTGATCGACGAGGAGGAGGTCGCCCGGCAAGTGCAGGAGGCGCTTGCCGCCGCCGCCGAGAAGAGCGCGGCCACCGAGGCCGATCTCCGGGCGAGAATCGATGAGCTCGAAAAGGCCAGCCCCGGCACCGGGCGGGCCGATGTGATCGTTGGGCCGGGGGCGGGCACCGAGGAGGAAGAGTTCCACTACGCCTGAGCCCGGAAGGGCGGCAGTACACAGCAAAGGAGAGCGGACATGGGCGCGAAGACCATGCGCGAGTTCCGGGATGAGGTCGTCAGCAAGGCCGTGCTCAATAGCTCGGCCGGTGGCACCCTGCCCCCCGGCGCGTTCAAGGAGTTCATGCAGCGGGTCGAAACCGGGCAGGTGCTCCTCCAGAACATCACCATCGACAAGATCACCCGGCCGCAGCAGGAGATTCATCACCTGACCGCCGCGAGTCGGCAGCTGCGGGCCGTCACTCCTGGAACGGCCGCGACGGCCGGAACGATCACGCCCGTGGAGCGGGTTTTCACCCCGACTCGCGCCGTTCTCGCGTTCGATGTCTCGTGGGACTGGATCGATGACAACGCCGACGAGCGGGATGCCGATGCGGTGATGCGCGACTACATCGCCGATCTCGTCGGCGCGGAGCTCGTTGACGCACTCGGCAACATGGACGGTGCCACGGCCGACGATTGGAAGGACATCAACGCCGGGTTCTGGGCGCTGGCCGCCGCCGACTCGGACACCGATGTTCACGACTACAACGTTACCAACACCACGATGCTCGGTGCGACCGGGATTCTCGCCAATGTGCGGAATGCCCTCCCGACGCAGTACCGGCAGGATTGCGTCATCATCATGAGCACCAGCGAGGCCGACCAGTTCATCGACGAGCTCGGTGCCCGCGCCACGGCACTCGGTGACGCGGCACTCGCCAACGGCGGCCCCTACCCGTGGCAGGGGTTCAAGATCATCGGTGCGCCCAAGTGGCCCAACGACAAGATCATCGCCGGGCCCCGCTGGAATCTCCGGCTGGGGATGTGGAAGGACATCCGGGTGATCGCGGAGAATGTTCCGCGCAAGAGCATCGTGGAGTACACGGTCGAGCTCCGCTTCGATCCGCAGTACGCCAACGGCGATGCTCTGGTGTACGCGACTACCGACTAACCGGGGCGGCCCCGAGACGGGGCAAGCGCATAGTTCAGGGGGCCGGAGCCCGCCGGTTCCGGCCCCCGTTCCGTTCACACCAAGAGGAGGCAACACCATGCCGCGCAAGCCGAAGAATCCCGAAACCGAGAACGAGGTCGAGGTCGAGACGGCCGGTGAGCACATCGGAACCGATTCGGCCCCCCGGCCCGCCGGGGCCAAGCTCTACTACTTCGCCGGCGGGAGCTACGAGGGCCACACCAAGGACATGAAGGCCAAGATCAGCCTTCAAAGGGGCGACACGCTGCTCCTGACCGACGAGGAGTACAACAACCTCCGGGAGCGGCTCAAGGAGAAGCTCGTCGGCCCGGACGGCTGGGTGAAGATTCGCAAGAATCTGGAGAAGCGAGGGGTGCAGTTCAGCACCGGCGGGAACAAGTAGCCTCCGGGGGAACCGATGGGACTCGCGACCGCAACGAGCGCGAAGGTAGTCTGCAACCTCCTGAACATCCCCGACACCGTTTGGGCTCCGCACCTCCCGGAGGCCGAATCGATCACCCGGGGATTCGTTGGCGACACCATCTACGATGCGGTTTCCGTCCCGAGTCTGCCCTACACCGCCGCCGACAAGACGGCCCTCACGCGGGCCGAGGAGTTTATACTCGGATCGACAGTTGCCCGGCTGAGCGCGGTCGCAACCGCCGGGCAGGGGCTGGTTGACGGATTCGGGGGCGGCCGGGAGGGGGCGCAGCCGATTCTTTCGTTTCCTTCCGCGATGCGAGTCGCGGATGAACTTCTCCGCAAGGGGCTCGCCGCGCTCGAACCCTTCCGGCGGCTCTACCGGGCCGAACTCGAAAGCGCGGGCCTGAGCGATTCGCGCCGAGTGCGCGTCGGCCCGCTCAGGATGAACGCGAGCGGGCCGAACCTTGGCTAAGGTGATTCTGAGCGTCGAGAACCGGTTGCCCCGGAAGCTCGCAGCTGCCTTCCCCGAGATTCGCCGGATGGCTGGCGGGGCTCTCCTCGAGGGTGGGGAGATTCTCGCCAGCCGGGCGAAGCGGTACATCAGAATCGCCGGTGCCTATTCGACCGGGCAAACGCGGAACAGCATCGAGGCCACGCTGACCGAATCGGACACCGGGGCCGAGGTGGTGGTGGGTGCCCACACCGACTATGCGTACTTCGCGCACGAGGGGCGGAAGCCGGGGAGGATGCCGCCCGAATCCGTGATCCGCGCATGGGTGATCCGGCGGGCCCGCCAAGGGAGATTCGACCTTCCGGCAAGCGGCCGCAGCAAGCAGGCCCGCGACGAGCGGAAGGAAGCGATTCGACGGGCCGTGTACTTGATTCGCCGGAAGATCGCCAAGAAGGGCACCGAGGGCTACCCGTTCTTCGACCTGACATTTAGAATCGACGGGCGGGTGGTCGGAAACCGAGTCGAGCGGAAGATCGGCGCGGGAGTGCAGAGGATTCTGGAGCAAGATGCCGGTTCCTGAAAAGAACATCGCTGAGTGGCTGTCGGCACTCGTGACAACGATGGCCGATGACCCCGCAATCGAGCTGCTGAACTTCAAGGTGCGCGGGCAATCGCTCGGCTCCGAGGGGGGCGAGATGCCCTCGAAGATGATTCTCGGTGACCTGATCGGCGAGGGGGCCGGTGCATACGACCCGGAGATTCCCGGGCAGCCGAGCTACTTCCTCGCATTCGCCGTGCTCGTCAGGTGGGACACCGAGTCCGGCTACGACACGGCCCGCGCCGCCACCGTTCAGGGGGTGGAGAGGGTGCGCGAAATCCTGACGAATCCGGGCCCCGGAGTCGGCGCGGCTGACCGGGTTTCGGTTGACTACGACCAAGCCTCCGTTTTCAACGGGGTGAGGTACTTCGCGGCCTACATAGAGGCCGAGGCCCGAGTACTCTAAAAAGGGGGGAAGCATGGCTCCCACGGCATTCTCCGCGACCAAGAAGTTCTACGGGATTACCACGCTCGACCTCCAGACCACGGCAAGCGCCTCCGTGATCGGATGGACGGGCCTGAAGGCCGGGGTGGCCGAGCTCACCGTAGAGCAGAAGCAGACGGTGCTGGAGTTCGAGGACGGCAGCGAGGTGAAGCAGGCCGAGGGCTGGACGGGCACTCTGAAGTTCGCGCTCGGCCAGCTTGACCAGACCGACCTCGCCACGCTGGAGGACAACGCGCCGGGGCAGGGCAGCACGCCCATTGCCAAGGCGAAGTTCACCTTCACCGACCGGGGCACGGGCAGCGACTACCATGTCACCATCAGCGGGCTGGACTCGCTGAAGCCGGGCCTCCAGACGGGCGACTACTGGCAGACCACCTGCGAGTTCGGAATCTCTGCCGCCGCCGACCAGAACCTGCACGACTTCGTGACCATCGCTCACGCCTAACGGGCGGGAGCACACCAAGAGGTTTCCACCATGAAGGTCTACACCGTTGAAAACCGCGAGTTCAGGGTGCGGCCCCGGATCACCGCCGGGGCCGTACTTGGCATCGCACGGCTCTTGCAGTCCTCGTTCACGAGCGAGGGGGTTGACCTTTCCGCACTCCTCCGCGAGGGGGTACTCGATGAGCTCATGCCGCTCGTGCTCGAAGGCGACCACACCGGTATTCGGTGGGCCGATCAGGACGCTGAGATCGTTGCCGAGGCACTCGCGGATTTTTTCGAGCGCTCCAAGGGCATTGGCGGGAGGTTGAAGAGACTACTTCCCGCTGGGCTCCTGCGGGTGAGCGAGAACCCGTCCCGAATTGGAGCGCCGGAGGAGGAGTCGGCCGCGCTGGGTCGCTCGTAGAGACCATCGAATCGGTGCTCTTCGCCGCGACCCGGGGCAACCTTGCGGACGCAGCGGTGGTGGCCGAGCTCTGGACGCTGCCGGAGATTATCCGGTGGCTCGGCCGAATGGGGGGCGAGTAGGTGGCCTCGAACAACGACATCCGCATTCGCCTGATCACCGAGCTCGATGACCTACGGCGCGGCTTCAACGAGGTGGCATCGGTATCGAAGTCCACGGCGAATCGCGTCGAGAGCGCATTCTCCGGGGTGTCGGCGCAGTTCGCCAAGCTCGGCCTCGCGATCAACGGGTTCCGCGAGGCCATGCACCTCATCGTCGCCCCCATCGCGGGGGTAGTAACGGCAAGCGCCAAGTTCGAGACTCTTCAGGCGCGGCTTGAGTCCCTCTACGGCAGCGCCGACCGTGCGGCCGAGGTCTTCGGCAGGCTCAAGGAAGTCGCCGCGACTACCCCGTTCGCCGTCGATGACATCGTGGCGGCCGGAATCGCGCTCAGGTCTTTCGGCGCGGATGCCGAAAAGACTATCAAGCCCATCGCTGACCTCGCGGCCTTCATGGGGGTCAACGCGACCGAGGCCGCCCAAGCATTCGGCCGGGCATTCGCCGCCGGGGCCGGGGCGGCCGATATGCTGCGGGAGCGCGGCGTGCTCGCGCTGGTCGCGTCCTTCAAGGGCATCGAGGACATCTCCAAGCTGACCCTGCCCGAGTTCCGCGAGGCCCTGTTCGATGCACTCGTTGACCCGGCGGCCGGTGTGGCGGGCAGCACCGACCGGATGGCGCAGACTCTCACCGGCGCGTTCAGCAACCTCGGAGACTCGGCGCAGCAGCTGTCGGCGGCCCTCGGCGACGAGCTACGCCCAGCCCTTGTCGAGATCATCCGGTTCCTGACCGACCTCGCGGCGGGGGCCAAGAACAACCTCGGCCCCGTGGTGATCGGCCTGAAGTCGCTCGGTGCCGCACTCGCCGCACTCGCCGCCGGGATGCTCGTCTACAACCTGCCCGGGCTCATCGCCGGGGTTACCGGGGCCATAACCGCACTCAACGCCGCGCTCCTGCTGAACCCGTTCACCGCACTCGCCGCCGGGCTCGCCGGGGCGGCCGCCGCAATCGCGCTGTTCTCCCCGAAAGTCTCGGAGGGGGCCCGCCTAACCGGGCTGTTCGGGGAGGAAGCCGTCCGCGCCACCGAGGCCGCGAACGGATTCTCCGACTCGATGGTCTACCTCGGCAAGCAGATCGGAGAGCTCGTCGGCGGCGACCTCGACTTGGCGGTTTCGCAGCTGACCGAAATCGTGGAGGCGCTCCGGGCCGGTGGGGTAGTCGAGTTCGAGTTCAACGGCGCAACCCTTCAGCTTGGGCTGAACGAGGCGCAGGCCCTCCTTGACGAGTACACGCAGAAGCGGGAAAAGCGCGACGAGGAAAGCGAGGCCGACCAGAAGAAGCGCCTCAAGCGGATGTCCGAGTTCGCCCTCGAACGGGACACCAGACTGTACTCCAAGCAGCTTGAACTGCAAGACGCCGCCATCAAGAGGGCGCAGGCGCTCGTGGCGGCGGGGAACGCGGCGGCGGCGGCGGCCAACACGCAGCGATTCGAGAACGAGCTCGCGGCGTTCCGCGATCACTACTTGCAGGTCGAATCGGTCGTGAGAACCGTGACGGAATCCATCGGAGTGGCGTTCGAGGCCGGATTCTCGGGGAACTCGGAGGGGTTGAAAAACGCCCTCAAGGCGGCCGTGTTTTCGATTCTCGATGCGGTCAAGGCGCAGCTGCTCGCGGCGAAGGTGGCCGCACTCGCCATGTCGATCACAACCGGGGGGCTCTCGAACCTCAAGAACCTGCCGGAAATACTCGCGGCCGAGGCCGCATTCGCGCTGCTCAAGAGCTTCATCGCCCGCTCGTTCGCGGAGGGCGGCCTGATCGACAAACCGACTCTCGCGCTGCTCGGAGAATCCACGACTCGCTCCGGCAAGGAAATCGTGACCGGCGAAAAGACCTTCACCCGCTGGGCCAACGAGGTACTTCTGCCCAAGGTTAGCCGTGGCTCGGCGAGCGACCGTCTGCTGGTGGCCGTCGAAGCACGGCTGGCGAGCATCGAGCGCACTCTCAACCCGAGCAAGATGGGCAAGGCCATCGGCCGCGAGCTTGGAACGCTGGCGAGGAGCAACCTGTGAGCTACTGCCGCGTGATACTCGACAACGAGGATGTAACCAAGTTCGTGGTCACCGAGGACTGGCCCGAGTGGATCGAGAGTTCCGTCAAGGGCCCGGGGTTCTTTGAATGGCGGCTCAAGAGTTTCGAGTTCAGACTCCACGAAAGCTGCCCGACGGCACCGGTTTCCGGGTTGCCGGTGCGGGTGCTGGTCGGTGATACAGAGCGGTTCACGGGCTACATCGACGAGGGGCAGGACGCATTCTCGAAAGTACCCCTGCTGGTTTGCCAGCCCTTGGCCGTGTTGCTGAAGGAAGTCCGGGCGGGCCGGGTCGGCGTAGACCAGAGAACGCAGTCTGAGTGCTGGAAACTCGAGTTGGACGGGGCGACGGTGCAGGAGGCCTGCGAGGCCGTTGTCGAGAACTTCGATGAGAACCGCGACTCTCGGATGCCCGCCGTTGGCTGGTCGGCCGTGGTGCTTGGTGACACGAGCGACCCCGCCGGGATCATGGCCCCGCACGGCCTGACCGGGCCGGAAGCCGGAACCAACTACTACGAGCCCCAAGTGCAGCAGGGTTGGGGAGGGGAGCCGCTTTCGAGCCTCGTGCCGCTAACGATGTGGTCGCAAGTTCGCATCGTGAACGGGCTGCCGACTCTCGGCGTGCTGTACATGATGTGGCGCATCGGCGGGGCCTACGGCGAGTGGCCCGGCACGATGTACTACGGCTTCCGCGTGGCGAGATTCCCCGCATCCGGCCCGGTTGACGCGCCGGTTCCGGTGGCCTACGCCCCCGGGGCGAGCTACGAGAACTTCAACGGCTACTCGCTCTTGGAGTGGGAGGCGTTCCCGCTGGCCGAATCTTCGAGCTCGCTTGTCAGCGACTCCACGGCAATCGCCTACGCGCAGCAGGCCAGCGGGCTCGGGGAGGGTGGCGGTGCGGGGATGCGCGTGCTCGCCGCCTACGACACCGCCGACGGTGCTTGGCTGTTCGTGGCCTACGGCCTGCGAGTCTACGCGACATGGTGGGGAAACCCGCTCGTGCAGCGGATTACCGGGCGCTGGCAGAACGAAAGCATGATGGACTTGCTGAAGTTGTTCGCTCAGGTGAGCGGGAGGTGGCTGAAGGCCGACGGATCGGTGCTGACGCTGCTGCCGAGAGCATCGGACTCCGGCGAAGTGCAGATGCCAGCGGCCGGGCAGGCAATCGACCGCGACCGGCAGCGCCGGTGGCAAACTCCGGGCAGGCTCAACATCGAATCGCTGAACCCGGACGATCCGGGAAGCTGGGGAATCGAGTTCGGGCCGGGGCGCTTGGCCGCGCTCCAGTACTGGTATGTTGACGGCTTCTCCGGCGAGTCCGTCGAGACTACGGCGACCTACCCGATGGTGGTCAAACCGGCCGGGGTGCAGCTGCTGGCGGGTGCCGTCGAGGACGGGGAGCCCGGCCAGAAGGGGCTCGTAGTCGAGCTCGATTGGTCTACCGATGGCCGCCTCTGGCGTTACCGCTCGATTCGGGAGGGCACATGAGCAGCAGGCTTGGAACCGGTGCCCCACGGTTCACCGTAGACGGTGTTGGCACTACCTACCCCCACCTCGCGAAGGGCGGGCGCATCGAGCGCTGGGCCGAGGAGCTTGAGGAGGGGTGGCACAACCTCGACGGCGACTACATCCCGGGGGCGCTGGCCTTCCGCTTCGAAGCCGAGTACCGATGGGACGGCAGCGTGCTTTCGGACACGCAGATCACGAATCTGATCCGCTGGTACAACCAGCAGCAAACCTTGGTGTTGAAGCCGTACTCGGACGGTGGCACCTACTCGGTGCCCGTTCGCATCGTCAACCTCGACCTCGACCCGGGGGCCGTGCTCGCCAGCGGCGAGGTGGTGACGCTGAAGCTGGCCGGTGTGTCGAGGGTGGCGGCGATCCCGATTCCCGACAACTACATACTCGCGGGGCCGCTGCCGCTGAAGGGTGTTCCCGTTACCGTTTGAGCGGGCGAAAGGAGAGACTACGATGGCGAGCAAGCTGAGCTTCCTGCTGGAGGACGCGGACGGTGACCCGCAGCCGGAGCTGCGAGTGCAGGTCAAGAACAGCGGTGGCACAACCGTAGTTTCCACGGATGACGAGTCTCTGGTGGACAACTCGGACGGCACCTACACCACCGCATCGACTCTCGCGCCCGGAGTCTACTCGGTCTACACCGGAGCGGGCGCGGGCACGCTGGTTCCCGGCCTGCAAAGCGTCAGCCATGTAGACGCGGCCATCCTCCCCACGGCTCTGCCGGTGCCCCTGAGCGAGGGGGGCACGGGGGCCACCACGGCAGCGGACGCTCGCTCCGCGCTCGGAGTGCAGGCGTACTCCAGCTATCTGTCGGTCTGGGGGGGGAGCTACCTTCCGTTCTGGATTACGAGCGCCGAGGGCGGCGTGGAAAAATGGGCGAGTCTGAACGCCGGGGTAATCACTTGCCGGAACGCAAGCGAGATGCGAACGGCGCTCGGGCTCGGAAGCGCGGCGGTCGAGGACGCGAGTGCGGCCCCGGCGGCCGGTCAGATTCCCATCATCACCAGCGACAGCGCACTCGACCTCCCGGAGCGGACAAGCGGCCTCTCGGCCGCGAGCGGGAACTACGGCAAGTTCTACCTCAAGTACTACGGGAACACGACCACGGGCGGCTGCGGGCTCTACGCGATTCTGAAGACTGCGGCGGGCTACGCGGAAACGCAGATTGGTGGACTCGATTGGGACTACACTTAAAGGGAGGAAACCCTGCGATGAAGCGCATCACCCTCTTCCTGCTGGCCCTCTGCGCCGCCTTCGTCGCGGGGGCGCGCGGGGCCATCGTCTACCTCGGCGGCGACACGACGGGCGTCTCGGCGAGCTACCCCACGTGGGTTCCGCACCTGACCAACCTTGTCGGCGTCCTGTCGAACACCGACTCGCTCTACCTGAAGGAGAGCTACACGGACAGCTCGACGGTCGGTGCCGGCCTCATCCGGGTCAACACGAACGCGGACGGCCTGACGGTGACGGACTGCGACTTCGCCGGCGACGATACGGAGAGCGCGTTGCTGCCCTACCTGCTGGTCAGCGTCAACAAGCCGGTGGCCGTTCGCGGCTGCACCTTCGACGGTGCCGGCTACGGCGTCCAGATCACCCCGCAGACCACGGCGGGCTTCGCCGTGGACGACTGCGACTTCACCGACCAGCGGTACGCGGGAATCCAGGTCTATGCCGGCGGCAGCGCCATGATCGACTCTTGCAGTTTCCGGCGCACCGAGGAGGCGGCTGGCACTTCGTGGTCGATCAACTGGCGGCCCGAGACCAGCGGCGTCAGCAACGGCACCATCTCCTACTGCGACTTCACCCGGCAGCTACGACATTCGCGACGACACGTCTGCGGACTCGATCCGCGTCTACGGCAACACCTTCTACATCCAGAACCTGCCGGTTCACGAGACGCCGATTGCGGTCTACCCGCTTGCCGCGAAGTGCCAGTACTCCGACATCTACAACAACACCTTCGAGTACGTCAACCTCGACGGCGCTGTTCGGACGCCGACATTCATCGCGCTGCGCGGAGCGACGAACACGCGCATCTACAACAACACCTTCACCTGCGACGACGATTCGATCAGTGTGTTCTACCTGCTTCGGCAGGGCGTGGCGAACGAGGATGTGAAGGACGTCTCGATCTACAACAACCTGATCCTCGGCGACTACGAGAACCTGATCTACTTCGCCAACACGGCGCAGGACACGAACCTCGTGTTCGCCAACAACTACTACGCCGGAGCCGCGCTGCAGGACAGCGTCGGCGTCTTCGAGGAGGCCGACGAGGCTGCGTGGTGGAGCACGACGAACGAGGGCGACGCCGCCGACCTGCCGTGGTTCCGCAACTGGGGCGGCTACGGCCCGCTTCCTTCCATCACCGCGACGCCTGCCGGCCTCTACCCGGTCGGCGTGCAGACGGCTCAGAAGGCGGCGACGGTCAGCGACCCCGTCATCACCTCGAGCCAGCCCGGGTTCGAGACCCCGGTCGCCGCCGCCCTCACGCTGGCCGGGATCGGGCAGAGCGGGATCACCCTCACGCACCGCGTCCGCAACATGGCCGACCTCGCGGCGGCGATCTACTGGACGGCCGCCTACCCCGCCGACAGCACCGGCACCTGGGCCAACGAGTACAAGGGCGTGCTGGAGACAGGCGAGACGGAGGATTGACCGTGACCGGCCGCCGCAAGCTGATCGCCTTCTTCGCCCTGCTGGCGACACTCCTCGGAGCGTCGCTGGCGGGCGTGCTTTCCGAGGTGCTGGCCGGTGGCGCGGTGGCCGGCTACATGGCGCTGGTCGGCGGCAATGTGGGCGAGCACTTCGCGCAGCGAAGGCAGCAGGCGAAGGAGTAGCGGGCGATGCGGGATCGAGCGAACAGGGAGATCGCCGTCTGGCTGGCCCGCGCCGCCGTTGAGCGCGGCGACCGCTACCATTGGGGCGGCGACGATCCGGGGGCTGCCGATTGCAGCGGGCTGGTCTCGCGCATCCTGCGTGCTACGGGCGACCTCGGCACCCGCGAGCGCCTGAGCGCGGAGGGGATTCGCCAGCGGTTCGCCGACCGGGATGTCCTCGCCTACCGGGATGCCCGGAGCCAGCCCGTGGCGGGTGACATCATCGTCTACGGCTGGCCGGAGGGGCGGGCGCGGCACATCGCAATCGCTATCAGCGAGTGGCACCTCGTCGAGATGGGCGGCGGCGGGCCGGAAACGGACACGGTGGAGGAGGCTGCCGAGCAGAACGCCTACGCCAGAGTCCGCCCGATCACCCACCGTTCCCGCGAGAGGCTGGCGGTGCTGAGGCTGTGGCCGGAGGAGTGATGCAGCGGGTGCTCGAAACCGGCGACCTCGTAGCGTACTTTGGTCGCGGGCCTGTGGCCCTCGGCATCCGCACGGGAGCCGTGCTTTCCGCGCTGCTCCGCCGGCAGCCGGTGCCGCGGTGGGATCGCCTGCCGAACCATGTCGAGGTGGCCTGCCGCGAGATCGGCGGGCAGCGGTTCCTATACGGTGCGCGGGCCGGCGTGGGCTTCGTGCGCCTGCCTGCCCGCCGACGGCTGGACGGGCTGCTGGAAGGCACGGACTGCCTCATCGTGCCGCTCGGCCTCCACGACTACGAGCACGGCCTGCGGGACGCGCTGCACGACCTCGAAGGCACCCCGTACACCGAGATCCGCAAGGTGGCGAGCGTCTGGCGCGACGGTGCCCCCGACGACGGGACGAGGACGGTCTATTGCTCGGAGGCGGTGCTGACCGTCTGGCAGCGGGCGGGTGTGCCGTGGGCCGCGACGGCGTGCCCGGCGAACTTCGACCCCAGCGAGTGCCTGCGCCTCGCGGAATCCAACGCGATCCCCTGACGAAGGGAGGGCCGACCCTATGGGCAGCGAAGACCCCGGCAGCGCCCCTGACTGCCGGGCGCACGGGGAAGCGATTCTACGCTTGGAGGCGCGGGTGAATGCCGTCGAGAAGGATGTCCGACTCGGACACCAGCGGCTCGCCGACTCCATCGACGGACTACGGAGTGACATCAAAGGGCTCACAACCAGCGTCGGCGAGTTTTCGCTGTGGAAGGCCAGATTGGAAGGCGCGGCATGGGGGGGCAAGGCGGTCTGGGCCGTAGTCGGCGGCGGGGCCGGTGTTGCCGTGTGGAAGGTAGTCGAGCACCTGTTGCAAGGGATGTAGCGGCCCGGGAACAACCCCGCCGAATCGTAGTTTGCCTCTTGGTGTGGCGGCCGTGTGGTGGCGGCCGCGCATCGGTCGGGGGGCCCCGCGAGGGGCCCCTTTTTTTGTAGTCTTGGCCCCGGGCCCCCGGCCCCGGCCCCGGGCCCCCGGCCCCCGGCCCCGGCCCCCGGCCCCGGGCCCCCGGCCCCGGCCCCCGGCCCCGGGCCCCCGGCCCCGGCCCCGGGCCCCCGGCCCCCGGCCCCGGCCCCCGGCCCCGGCCCCCGGCCCCGGGCCCCCGGCCCCGGGCCCCCGGCCCCGGCCCCCGGCCCCGGGCCCCCGGCCCCGGCCCCCGGCCCCGGGCCCCCGGCCCCGGGCCCCCGGCCCGGCCCCCCGGCCCCCGGGCCCCCCGGCCCCCGGGCCCCCCGGGCCCCCCCGGGGCCGCCCGGCCCTCATGCAGAAACCTGCTTATTTTACCTTTTTGCCCCCCGGCCCTTGGATATCCGAACATTAAATAATAATATGCGGATAAGTGAACGGGCGGCCGGGGGGCCGCCCCCCAAGCCAAGGAGAGACCGATGCAGACTACCACCACCACCAGCGGCCGGAAGACCAGCTTCACCGATTCTGACCGGGAGGCCATCGACCGAATCGCCGACCACCCCGCGATGCTCCTCGAACGATTCGCGACGGCCAGCCACCGCTTCCTGAACTACAAGCGGGTCAACATCCAGCGACTCTCGGAGGAGGGGGCCCAGATGGACTACATCGCGGAAGTGATTCTCGCGCACGGTGCGGCGAAGGCCGAGTACGAGTACCTGTTCGCCCTGTGCTCTGCGCGGATCGGTGCCGGGCTCCGCGCCTGAACAACTACAACAAGCCACGGGGGCCCGCAACGGGCCCCCGACTACATTAGGAGAAGACCGATGCCACGCAATCGCAAGACCACCGAACCGATTCTCCACGCCGATTGGAGCCCCGTACTCCAGAGCTTCATCGTGATGTTCGGAGATTCTCCAACATCGCTCGGGAACGGGCGCAGAACGATCATCGATACCGTCGAGGAACTCGAATACGAAGCCCGCTTGTGCGGGCTCCAGCCCGTTCGGGTTGCCTCGGGGCACTACACCTTCACCACCGTTTCGTAGGGGGAGCCATGCAGTACGCAAACCCAACCCCGGCCGGGTTTCGGCCGACCAAGTACAACGCCCGTCGGGCCCGGTCGCTCGCCGATTCTCTCGAACCCTTCCGCGAGCTCGATCCCATCGCTCGGGATGCGATTCGCTGGCTCCGGCGAATGCACCTGTCGGCAACCGAGGAGGTACTCGACCGGGCCGCCGCGCTCCTCGAATCTCTGCGGGCCAAGTACCCCGATGCGGGGGGAGCCGTCCGATGAACGCCCATCCGAGACTACTGAAGCTCCTTGCACTCGCCCGGGATGCCGGTGCTACAAAGTCGGAAGCGGCGGCCGCTTGGGCCGCAATCGAGCGGGGGCTCGCGGCAAGCGGGTTGACCGTTGCCGATATTGAAAGCGCCGAACTACCGACCGAGCGGTACTTCTGGAGCTACCGGAACAAGCTCGAATACAAGCTGCTGAACCAGATCGCGTACCAAGTATTCGGGGCCGCCGGGTTTCCCCACCACCATTGGAAAAGGAAGGGGCAGGCGGTATTCGGGCTCGATGTCACCGTGCCCCAGCGCGAAGAGATTACCTTCCTCTTCGAAGTGCACCGCCGGGCCCTCGCGGCGGCCGTCGATGAACTCTACGATGCCTACATCGCCCGGCAACGAATCTACCCCGATGACAGCCCCACGGAATCTCCAGAGGAAGCCCGCCGGGCCGACCAAGCCCGGCGTGCTCGCGTCCGGGCCCTTGCCAATGGAATCGACCTGACCCAAACCCGCAAAGCGATTCGCTGAAAGGAAAGACCGATGCCGACTACAACCATCTACCACAGCCCGCGAAAGTGCATCCGTAGCTCCGTGCTCCTCCGGCCGACCGAAAAGGAGCTTGCCCGCTGGCGGGACGCGAAGGGCAAGGGTGTACTCCTCGGGTGGCTCCTCCACACCGGCCGCCTGTGCTCGGTTGTCATCGCCGATAACGATGTCGTGGTCGGTGCGCCGGAAGACTTCGCCTTCGAGCGTGGCGGCGTGTACTTCCGGGGCCTGATCGTAACGGGGCTCGACCTACGGGATCGGCCCTACCGGTTCCGGCTGGTCAAGCTCCCGCCCACGATTCGTACTTCGGAAGGGGGTGCCGCGTGAACAGCAAGTACAAGCCGGGCGAGCTCGTTGCCCCCACCAAGGCCGAGATAAACGAATACGCGGGCCGTGGAGAGTTCCTGATCGCCAAGCTCTACATCTTCGGGGCGCTTTGCCCCGTGCTCGCCTCCGGCATTGAATGCGCCCCGGTCGAAGTGCGGCCGCCGCGTGGCTGGCACTTCAATTGCCTCCACGATTCTACGCACCCGATGCACGGCACGCACTCGGCCATGTGCAACAGCCTTGCACTCGCGGCGGCCACCGTCAACAACTTCTTCGGTTTGAGCCCCGACGAGGTTGCAGGATGAACTACATACTCGTCAGGCTCGTGCCGGATGGCAAAGTACACATCGCGAATCCCGACCGTCCGGCCGATTCGGTGTGCGGGGTGCTCGGCGACATCGGGGCCCAGACCTTCCTTGCCGAGTACACCGAGCCCGGCTGCCGCCACCTGACGGCCGTTGGATTCCGACTCTGCCTACGCTGCCTCGGCCACCACCACCCTTGGAACAAGGAGAACAACCGATGAGCCGCAGGAACTACAACCGCAGGAACTACAACCGCGACCCCCGAACTCTCGTTGCCCGCCGGGAAGGGGTTTGCGCGGAAACCGGAAGGCCCATCCTGCCCGGCGATGAGATTCTCTACTTCCCGGCAACGGGGGCAACCTTCCACATGGATACCAAGGAAGCGCAACTCTGGCGCGAGGCAGAGTTCGACCGCACAGTTCTCGGGAGGGAGTACTGATGAACATCGAGACCGCCGACCGACTCTGGCACAAGGCCCATAAGGCCGCCGAGGAAAACTACGAGGCTTACCGCCGGGCGAAGTCCAACGGGCTCACCGCGCTCGCGGATCGATACCTGAGGCGATTCTACCGGGCGGGAAGGGCCCAGGAAAAGTACGAGCGGGCCCTCGTCGCCGCCGGGAGGATGTTCTACATCAGCTGGTAGCGGCCGCAACCGAATCTCGCAACCCCGCCGCCCCCGCCCGGCCCCCGCCCGGCGGGGGCGGCCCGTTTCCGGCCCCCGGCCGGGCGGCCCCGGGCGGCCCCGGCGGCCCCGGGCGGCCCCGGCGGGCCCCCGGCCGCCCCGGCGGCCCCGGGCGGCCCCGGCGGGCCCGGGCGGCCCCGGCGGGCCCGGGCGGCCCCGGCGGGCCCGGGCGGCCCCGGCGGCCCCGGGCGGCCCCGCCCGGCCCCCGCCCGGCCCCCGCCCGGCGGGGGCGGCCCGTTTCCGGCCCCCGGCCGGGCGGCCCCGGGCGGCCCCGGCGGCCCCGGGCGGCCCCGGGCGGCCCCGGGCGGCCCCGGGCGGCCCCGGGCGGGCCCGGGCCCCGGCCGCCCTTCTCTCCCGCGCCGCTCTTGCTCCCTTGCCCCTAAAATGATATGTTATTAAATGGCAAGGCCCGGGCCGGGGGGCCCGGTGCAGACTACGCGAGAAAGGAGCGACCGATGAGCAACGAGAATCGCGGAACCGTAACTGACCCCACCACGGGCAAGCAGTACGACGAAGGGGTGATGGTCTGGTTGGACAAACTACGGGAAAGCGGAGAGTGCAACATGATGGAGGGGCCGTCGAGACTACTGAACGCGGGGATGTGCGAGACTCGCCGGGAAGCGCGGGAGGTATTCTTCTGCTGGACGCAGACCTTCGCATCGCGCCATCCCGAGCTTGGCCGCTGAACTACCACCACCACCTGAAAGGAGCCGACCGATGAACAAGTACACCGTAACCCCGACCGGATGCAATACTCTCATCCTTTTCACCTTGACCTTCCCGCCCTCCCGGACGCACCTCGCAATCGACTGGAACATCGAGTACCCGGCGAACGCGAATGAGCAGTACATGGGCGGGCAGGAGTTCCTTTCCGTTCTCAAGGCGGCCCGGGTTATGGAGGAGAATCCCTCCATTCACCACATCGGACTGACCCAAGGGTTTGAAGTCTACCGGATCAGTTGACCACCACCAAGACAACCGGAGTACATCATGGCAATCCAGAGAATCACCCTCCGCGACCACCGGGCCCTCGTTGGCTACTACGACAGGCTGAACGGGAGCGGCGTACTCGATATCCTGACCGAAATCGCGGAGCGCGACCCGGCGCTCGCTGAACTCCCGGGCCCTTCCGTCGCCGGGAACGCGGAGGCGATACTGCATGAGGCCGTGCTACGGGCCGGGGCCTTCCGCACCGAGTGCAGTTCGAGCCTGCCCGTGCCCGGGGCGACCTTCCGAAGCGGAGACTTCGTGCCCCACCTCGTTGCCGGTGTAATCAACGCCGCCCGCTCCGCGATCTCCGACACGGGGGGCCCGCTGGCCGATGTAGTTCGGGATGGGCTTGGCGGGCTGGCCGTTTCCGTTGCGATCCCCGTCGAGCTTCCCAACGGAAGGGAATCTCGGGCCCGCTGGTTCCTGACCAACGACTACATCAGTCGCGTCCTTCTCCACGCTCACAACGCACTCAGCACGATTCTCTAACCGGCCGGGTGGCCGGGAAAACTACCAGAAAGGAAGACCGATGAATCACCAGAACTACACCCCCGGGCAGAAGATGTACCACCACGATGCCCGCGACTACGAGACCGCCGCCGCCGCCGCCGCCGCAACGGCCCGAACGAAGCTGGACGCGATGATCGAAACCGGTCGCCGGGAGGCGGCGGCCGCAGTCGAATCGCTGATGAACGAGGCGAGCCGCCGCAACGACTACCTGATCCCGACCGATGACCTTCGATTCGGCGTACTCGATCCCGATGCCGATTCCGGGCCGGGCACGATGTTCGCCTACGCCCCCGGGGTGCAGGAGATGAAGGTGACCAAGCACGCGAGACTACAGGTGGCCGACCGGCTCCGGGTTCCGAATCGCTTCCTTGAGAATCTCCTCGAAGAGCCGAAGGGGCGCGAAGTTCTCCGGGGCCTCCTGAACGATCTGAACTACCGATGGGCGGGCGACCGGGTGCTCGTGCGCGAGGTTGACGATGTGGCCCGGGCGGTGCTGACAGATTCGTACTGCCCGATTGACCAGTCCGAGTTGGTGACAACCTTCGTGAAGACTTGCGAGGAAACCGGGGCCTACCCGACGAAGGGCAGCTTCGTTACCGACAGCAAGTACGGGCTCCGGGCGATTCTGCCGGAGCTCTTCGAGCCGATCCCGGGCGAGCCCCTCGTGCTCGGGTTGCAGATGTCCTGCTCCGAGTACGGCGACGGCTCGATGGAGGTTCGGATGCTGGCAACCCGGATGTGGTGCACCAACACCGCCATCGGAGAGTCTCTCGTCCGCAAGATTCACCTTGGCGGCGGCCAGCTCAAGGCCCTGACCCCCGGGTTGATCGAATGGAGCCCCGAGACTCTCTCCCTCAATTCCCGGGCCGCAGTCTCCGGCATGAAGGACGCGATGCACTCGGTCTTTTCCCCGAAAAGGCGGGAAGCCATCTCCGAGGGTTTCCGGCGCATGGCGGCCGAAACGGTCAACCCCGAATCTGCTGGCAAGGAGCTCATCCGCAAGGGGGTACTGCGCCGGGCCGACCTTGAGGGGCTGGTTGCGATGGTCAAGGGTGACAACCGAATCGAGGTGCTCCCCCGCACCGAGAATCCCGAAAGCAAGCTGCGATTCGCTCAGGCCCTCTCGTGGCTGGCGCAGTCCAAGCCCGCCGAGGAGCGGGTTGCACTCGAAACGGAAGCGGGCCGCTTGATGGCCGTGTAGTCTGGCCCCTTCCGACCGGGCCCCGCCGCCGCCCCCCCCGGCGGCCGGGGCCCCGGCCCCCCCGGCCCCCGCCCCGGCCCCGGCCCCGGCCCCGGCGGGGGCCGCCGCTTCCGGCCCCCCCCGG